GATTGACTTCAGCGGCCTCTTCGCTCACCGGGGACTCCGATTGCTCCATCTCGCTTTCATTCTGGCCGTCTTGCAACTCCTGACCCTCTTCCGGGGTCTGGCCGTCGTTATCAAGTTCTATCGCCATGATGATTATCCTTTGTTTCGTGAATAAAAAAAGGGGTATTTCTCACTTGCTCGGAGAAATACCCCTTTAGGGTTTTAGGTCTTTGACCTGCTACGATAATATACTAAAACGCAAGTTTTCGCAAGGATAAAATTCCTATAAGGAATTTTTGACCCTGGTCATAACAAGCGTATAAACATAAGGAAATGACATCTCATACTTATCCGAAAGCATATCGATGGCTCTGCCGATAGGCATTTTGTCACGAAGCCGTTGGAACTCCACACGAATCTGCTCGTGCTTTTGCTGAGTTTCCGTCTTTTTAGGGGCTTGATTCGCCATACTTATTGCAGTTGGTTGAGATACGCCATCGCATCGGGATCCCCGGCTTGCGCTTGCATGGTCAGTTGCTGGACCGCTTGAGGATCCATTTGCTGGCCAGCCAAGGCCGGGTTTGTTCTGCCAATTAAAGCCAGTATTGCTTCAGCTTTGGGATGGGAACTCACCTCCAAATATTGCCTGAAAGTGATCCTATTCGTCGCCATCAGGTTGACAAGGTACTCTTCCATAAGCTGCCGATTGGCCGGAGCATCTGCGCTTTCCGACATAACAATATCCCAATCGATTGAACGGACTCTTTGAGGATCGTAGTTAATGAATTCCCGCCCGGTGATGCGCTTCCCGCCTGTTGACAGTTTTCGGTAATCGTTGTAATACTGAGCAATCAACTTGCAAACCTTCAAATCGCGCTGCCGGCGGACAAAATTGAACGAATCGTAAAAGTCCTTGTTGAGCAAATTGCCTTGCATGATCTGTGATTGATAAAGGGCATTCGGGGTCCCGGACGGAGGCGTAATGCCCTGCATCGCTCCGTGAACGCCTGAGATGCTTTCGATATTGTCATTCATCGATTGGAGCCAATTAAACAATCCATACGGGATCGCATTGGCAGTGACTTGTTGCGGCACGGGTGCGCCCGGCTTGGCCTTAAACTTAATGACCCCGTTGAATTTCGACCATTCAGAAGCGAAGTCCTGAACGCTCATGTCCTGTGGGATTGACTCTTCGGGGATCAAAAGAACGCCTTTTGCAGATGCCCCGAACATATAGTCGATGGCGATTGTGAGTCGGTTGATGAGCCTTTGAGGGTCAATAACGTCTTCCACAACGCCCCAAATTTCGCCATCCAAAAACGCTCCGAATCCGAGAATGTAGGGGTGTTCTTCATGCCAATAGGGAGTGTCTGATTCGTACAAAATATGCCCGTCTGTCGTGAGGAAATAGCACTTCCAAACAGGCTCATATCTTTCCTCGGCCACAAGTGGCTCCGGTTTCGGAAGGCCCATAGCAAGGGCTTCCGCTTCTCTCAGCAAGTTGAGTTGATGGACCTGCTCAAGATCCGTTTTATCGACGACCTCATAGTCGCCAGTCATGGGATCGTGGACAAAAGTCTGCCAGCGGTATTCTTGCTTCCAAACCTCGATAAGCCGGCACTTATCTGTATCTGTCGGCAAGTCAAAGCTAACATTGTCCGCACGATCGAATCCGGTTGTGCCGTCGGTATATTGATAGCCATTCGCTTGATAAGAAAAGTAGTCCTCGATGAACTTCTGCATTTTTTTAGTTTTCCCGAACATCGAGTAAACTTCGTCATAGCTGATATCGTGAATCTCTCCGATGAATTTCAAGTCGAACAAACGTCGATCTTTGACATCCTCGTTAAAGAACAGCCTCATCGGGTCAAGAACGTCGATTAAAACGTCCTCCCTGTTAAACCGGGGAACCCAAGCATATCTGATTTTCCATCCGTACATACCGCCAATAAGTAATTCCTCAAACTGGTCGGCATCCACCTGGTCCAGCATATTCATATCGATGACGGCATTCAACGCTTCTGTCATTTGTTCTCCAGCCTCGTTGTCTTCGCGATTGCGACCATAAGCAATGCGGTTCACAGGATTGTTCCTGTATTGGCCCTTCAACGCCAATATCGCCGGCCTTATCCGATTCATGCGGTACGGCACTCGCCCCTGGCTTTCGATGTATTCTTCTTCGCTCATCAGCCGGCCAGTATCGGGGTCCACTACCATCTCGCTTGGAGTCCCTCGATAGTAATTCCTTGCACGCATTCTGCGCTCACGGAAATCCTCCCTTGCCTCCCAAGCGTCTTTGCAACGCTCTAATAAATCATAATCCTGTTTTATCATTTTTTTCTCCTTCTGGATAGGCTATGCTCAGTGTTTCCGCATGAAGAACTTGTATCATTTTTGGTGATTCGCTGAAATACATCCTGTTGCCCTCAAAGGCAACAATAATAAATGTCATAGAACTTTCTTCTTTGGATCGTTGTTTGACCCTATTCACAGCGTTCTCAATCCGTCTGCGCTCTTCCCATGTTAAATGGCTTGGCGCGACGTACTTCCTTTTTTTAGTTGAAGGTTGCAAAGTTGCCTTTCTTTGCTGTCCGCTGTTTTTCCCTAATGTCGTATCTCGATACCGGGTCCATTTGCCCGCTTAACCAGATTGCTCCGGCGCGGCTGATGACACGATCGTCATGTTCTCCGTCAACCGCCCCCATCTTACCATCGGGCTTCAACTCGTAAAGATCCATCTCATCGCAAGCAAAGGCATTTCGCTCTTCGTAATTATTGTCACGCAGCGCGGCGTTCAATGTGTCAATAAGCATTGGTTTCGTTTGTTGGTTCATGTGAAACCCGACCACTCCATCCCAATTCTCTTTAACTGTTTCCGGTCGCACCCGGTAATAAAGATTGTCATAATGCTCTTTAATCTCGTCCAAGACCGTGTAACTGTGATCTGGGTCGAAACCTCTCACAACATCGCCCTTGTCGGATCTCAAACTGTTGACCTCAATGGCAAGAAGCGCATTATCGTACCATCTGCATATTCTGGCACAATACCAGGCAAAGAGGTCTTGATCTAAATGTCCATGAAACTCGGCTGCGACTCTTGGTACTCCGCCGTACAGCGTCCACATCCTGTCGAGAACAGTTAAAACGGAGTAGTCAGCCCTTGAGGTCGTCCCGCCGATATCGCCAAATGCACAATATCTGTTCCTGTGTTTGACGTGAGGCTCTTCAAGCCCGGTCATATTTGGGAATTCCCAAACCTTCAAATATCCCTTATAGTTGTTTTGGAACACAATGTTGTTCAGACTTTCTGCGCCCTTCATCGTATCTGCGAGAAGATTCCCAACAGCCAACGGCGGCTTGCACATCGTTCTGGCCGCTGCAACACGCTCATTTGCAAACACTCTGTTACCTGTGCTTTGGAATGCTTCTTCAGGGTTCGTCGGGAATTCGCGCCTCATTAGAAAGTCGCTTGTAAATTGTGAACGCTTTTTTCGATACCACGCGATCCCCTCAATCGTCGCCCCGGCCTTCCACAACCCCGCCTCGTAATCACTCCACGATTTTATGAATTCTGCAACGCCCTTTTCCGGGACATCGATCTGATATTGCGGGTCCTGCCACCAACCGACGAATAAAGGCAAGTCTTCAGACTCGCCATTGTTCGCCCGGAGCCACTCTTTGTGGAAGTAAGAACCGATCCCTTTTGCTGTGGACTCTTTCACACAAACAGTGTAAGGCTGGTCAACCAAGCTGCCAGCCAATGCCGATGCAAATTCTTCGGCTTTGATTTTCTCTGTTGACTCCCAAAGCCCAACTTCGGAAAGGTGCATAAGTTGCCAAGTGAAAGAACGTGCGCCTTCAGGCTCTTGGGATGAAGCGACACCGATAATGCCTGTTCTCCCCTTCAAATACCTGTAATTCTGGGTTCTCATGTATGGCACAAGTTCCAGCTTCTTCAGGTCGGGGACTATCCCGGCCGGATGTCTTGAGATCATAAACTCATACATACCCATGATGTTCTTGGCCACTTCCTTCAAGTGCGCGACCGCAAGAGCGTTAAAGTGTGGTCGATGGAACATCTGTATCCAGGCCATATACATTTCTGTCAATGTAGATCCGCCCCACTGCCGGGCCTTCAGCAAAATCAGTCTGATCGGTTTGCCACCCAATCTCATCTCTTCCAGCTTCGCAAGATACCTTCGTTGCGGGTGGTTGAGGACGAAGGGGATAGGCTCGCTGTCCTTTGGCTTGATCATCACACAGCTTGCACACCAGAATTCGTAGTCATACTTGCAGCGCAGAGCATAGTAATATCGCGCCAAATCATCAGCCGATACGTCGAGTTTGCTCGCGGCCTTTTTGATGTCGCCGACCTTGGCAATAGCCTGTACCACGACCTCTTCCATCATGCCGATAGGAAGGCGGTCCGGGTGCTTCCCGTCCACTATGACTTCTACTCGCTCGATTGGACTGCCGACCCCGAATAAAGGATCGTAGTCTTCGGCAAAGTTAGATTGACGTATCCGGTTCTGGCTCAGAATCTCTTTTATCGTCGGTTCCATCTACTACCTTTTTGGCTCGTTCCTCAACCAGCTTTTTGAAGAAATCGGTGAATGCGCTGGAAGAATTATCGTCCTTCACCAGCCCATAGATCTTTGCAAGCTGTTGGAACGCTTCCAGCTTGTTGTGCAGTTCGATGATGATATTGCCGTGTATATCGAAGGTCGCTTTTTTCAAAGCCCCGGCCATGCCAAGTTCTTTCGCTTTCCCAAGATTCATCTTGATCGTTTTCTTCTCTTCGTCGAACTCCACGAAATCGTCCACAGACGCAGAAGCGATGATAGAGAGGCCCAAAACAATATCCTCCGCCTCCATGCTTAGTTTCTTCCGCGTTTCATGCAAAAACTCTTTGACCTTCGGCTTGTCTTTTATCCGTGCAGCAAGGATGTTCGCGGGGGTCCCTCTGAGGGGTATCTTCGCCTCAATAACGGCCTTCGTCGCATTGCCATGTTTAAGATAGTTCAGAGCAAATGCGTAGTCTTGCTCGCTCAATGCCTGGTCACGCAAAGGATGGTTCGCGTGTGCGAAACCTTTGCGCTTACGTTTCCCGTCCAGTTTTTTAATCGTTTGCATTTGGATCCCACCTGGGCCATTCTTGTATGTCGCCATCGGTTTTCACTCCTATCGCCTCTAAATAATCGTTTTTTTGATATACTCTAATGTTCCAGCCAAGCATCCTCATGTAGAATTGCCCAAGCCGAGCAGCCCGCTGGTTTTCTTCAATATACGAAATCACATTTGAGCCTTTCGCATCGACCACTCTGTTTTTGAACCGCGCTTTTTCTGCCTTGTCAAGTCCTTCCAACCGTTTGATCGTTTGTTCCGACACGCTCTCTAAATTGGGGGTCTTTGAGAACTCGGCAACTCGCCTCACCTTCCCAGGAGGCGGCAGCTTGTCGAGAATGCCGTAGCTTTCAAGGACTTTGCTGGCAACACCGGTTACGTGACTCGTCCTCAAGGAATTCAGGAATTGTTCAAACAGTCCCATATTGTAGTTGAGGCTCTTTACCTGAGTCCTCCGGTTCCCAACAGGATCGATAAGTAAAGAAATCTCGTCGAACTGACGGCCAAACGGCAACATCCAATCCGTCGTCTGTTCTGTGGTATAGAACACGACAGGGACGTGACGGCCATAAGGGTCCCAATCCTCAACTCCAAGGAACTTCATCGGTATATTGACCGCTGCGCCCACCGAGAAGAAATCACGCATAAGGTCCATGAAACCTTTTCCGAATGTTTTAATTCCTTCTTCCGGCCCATATTTCCGCGTGTCTTGGGTCGCTTGGGCTGTAACGGCATTGATCGCCAACGGGAAGTGCGCTCTTACTCTCAGCCAGAATTCTTCGTCATCTGTCCCCAACCCTAACGCTCGGAGATAGTCTGCGACTTTCCCGGTCAGCCTTATGCGGTTTGCCGTGATGAACTCGCGCTCGATTGCCTGTCGATCCACTGAGCCGTCAGGCATAATAACCATTTTCTGACTCGTCCCGATATCTGCTCTCGATTCGTCGTCACCATCATAGCCCATAAGAGCAAACAATGCGCCGCCAAGTCCGAGATTCAGCATACTTGTCACGATCAGTCTGGCAAGTGCGTCCGGTTTGCTTTCGTTCTTCGTCGTGCCGATCAGGTCTTTCAAGGCGTTGATGGAATTATCGCGTTGCTTCGCCATGAAGTGAAAGCCGTATTTCGGAAACGGAATCACAGGGGCGAAGAATTCGTTTCTCGACATGATATTCAGCCATCTTGGGCTGTTCTCATAGTCAAGATATTCCTGGTTGGCGATTCTGACCGCTTGGGTGACTTCTTCGATCGGGGCATCTTTCATCCAGTTTTTAATGAATTCCGCCCTCATCCTCTTTGGCACCCCCCGTCTTCCGGCCTCTCTCTCGGCTCTTGCTTTAAGATATGAGTAAGCGAACCTTTGCTTCGCCCGGATATCGATATACCCGTAACGGATCGCTTGTAAGGCCGCCCCGCCGATCTCTCCTTTCGCCAGAGATTCAAGTGCTTTCCCTGAAGGATCGACATTCGCGCTTGCGGGCAGATTTGTTCTCGAGAAAACCGCATCCGGGAACAGGTCCAAGATCATCTTGGTGGTGTCCGTCATAAAGCCGGTTTTTTCCTGCACGCGAATTGGGATCACCCTTGAAGCAAAATTTGCAATGACCAGATTGTAAGCTGTGGCCATGTCCTGATACGCAGTCGCCTCATCAACTTTCGTTGTCATTTTCAAGAAACTCGAAAGGGTCTTCCTTAAGAGATACTCAGTAGTGAACAGGTCGTTTGTCACGATGTTCACGATGTAGGTATATGGATGGACCAGCAGTGATAACTTCGATTGTCGGAGAAGATACTGCATAACCTTAAGCAGCCCTTCATGGGTGACATGAGTGGCGTACTCGTCGAGTATGATGTCAAGCACCTTCTTCGGCAAAATGTATCTTTTGCCCTTGAGAGCAATAGCTTCTTTTAAGAATCTGTCGAATTCCAGGTCTTCAAGGTTGCCCAATTCACTCATTCTTTCCTTGATCTCTGGGAACGGCTGGACTATGACTGAATGCGTTTTCGGGTTAAATCCAACGACGTAGTACGGCATCCTCGCCCCTTCGAGATACGCTTCGTACATTTTTTCAAACTTGTCCAAAGGAAGTTTTACTTCTTTTGGATCGAGATTCATGCCCTGGACCTTTTTGATCGCATGGAACACTTCTTGCATCCCCGTATAGAAATCAACATATCCTTCGGGAACCGCCGCATTTTCGGTCACCTCTATCGCGCTGTCCAGCACTTTTTGGAAGAACGCCTGACGGCTTTGCTCGCGCATCACCTCGAAAGACCGTTGCTGCCATCCAGCGATGATGTCCTTAATCATCCCGGACTCTCTCGCTTTACCTGTTTTGTATCGACGACCAGGACTTTTCACCCCCGCACGAAGTTTCTGGAAGATGTTTTTAATCATCCCCATAATGCTCCTGTTAAGGAGAATTTCGGGGGTATAGCCGGCCAACGCCTCGAATTCGGGATCGTCAACCGAAAGCATAGATGCTAACGAATACCGGTTGAAAAGCGGGACTTTCACCCCGTTCACGATCTCGTGCTTATTTGCAAGGGCAGGGTCGATCCACATATCAACAAGATGGAACAACTCTGGGTACAGGTCTGCATAGAGTTTGTATAACTGTTCCTGATCGCTCGCCAAGACGACCCGTTCAAGCTGATATACTTTCTCGCCGCTTCTAAGCCGGACCAGCTTGCCGATAGTCAGGATTTCGTTGACCGGATGGTTCTTTATGTACCATTGAATTGAGTGTTCTCTTTCGCCCGACCCCTTTTTCAGCCCCAGTCTGTCAGCTTCCGCAATAGCTTTTGCTTCAGTAACGATGTTGTTCACTATCTCAACAGATCTCGATGTCGCAAGGCCGTTGTCTTGGAGTTTCCTAAGTTCTCTCGGCGTGAGGAACCCGGCACGCATGGTGAAGGTTTCAAATTGCCATTTGCCCACAGTCCCGCCGACAGCGTTCAGGTGAGCAGTAAGAATAGTGATCTTCCTCAAGTACTCTTTGAGCATCTTCCCCTGTTGATGCCGGTAAACAAACCCAAGCCTACCCCACCCCTTTTTCTTGCCCGAAGACAATGCGATCTGAAGAAGGTCGTCCGCCATCTTATCAGCGATTTTTGAAACTGCCTCAAGGCGTATCGCCTCTTCGTAGTTAATTTCTTCTTTCGCTTGAAGTAGCTTGGGATCGTAATTCTTCAGGATTGTATTCGGCCTCATCCCCGCTATTTGGGGAGGTGCAGCAGGCTCCGGTATTAGTTCAGAGCGGTCAACCCCGGCAGCTTCAACACGGTCAACGGCTTGCCCGACATTCGTGAGTGAGAACTTCGCGCTTTCCGGCTCAATAAGCAGACGTTTTGCTCTGAGTTCTTGCGATTCGGCCCAAGAGTTTTTATTAACTTGGAGTTCCCCTCCTTGTATTGCATCAAGAATCTCCCCTCGGCTGTAAAAGTTATTGTCCGTTCCGATGAACCCATCGTATTCATTCAAAGCAACTCTGCCTCTTGAGTTTTCATAGGTTCTAAAATCCTCTTCGCTTAAACGATCAAGGACATTAAAGTGGAATTCTCCCGGTCGGCCAGGGTAAACTCTATCACCGACCTTAATTGCGACGGCCACAAATTTGCCTGGTCCTACGCTGGTTTTCATTTCTGACATCATTTCGTTAAGCCGGCCAAGCGCGGTTGTGCGGATAATTGCCAGCACTCTTGGGATGTCTTCAGAACTGTACGGGGGGACCATCTTTCGCTGTTCGGCTGTCATGTCCACTCTGGCTTCCACGTCCCTTGCTTCTATCTCGCCAGCAAGGTAGTTATAGTCGTTTGGACTATTGCGGCCTTCCATGATTATCTGATAAGAACTTCCTCCAACGGCGAACCCCTCATAAAATTGGATAATATGCTGGATTTCATGGAGTAAGGTGGACTTAAACTTACGGTTGAAGTCCCCATCGCTATACTCCGCGATCGCATTCGGGTTGAGCGTGATAGTGCCTTGCCCTATGCTGACAGAACCAAGAAAATTCGCCCTGAAGTCATAAATAACCCTGACCTCTTTCAACTCAGGATAGTTGTCAAAGAGTTCTTGGTGATCCAGTATTTCGTCAAGGAATAACCCCTCCTTCACATCTTTCGCATAAATCTTCTGTCCTGCATTCAGCTTGTTCTTGAATCTCTCGCCCACAATAAAACCGATGGCATCTAACGATGAATCGGTGAGATGGAAACCGTTGGGGGCCGCAAAAGCAAGATTCTTCCCAACTATCATAGCATAACTATTGTTTTGATGATAGAAGCCGTCTGCAACATCCGTAAAAGCCCATGTATCAGGTTGCGACTTTAATGGATTTTTGATCTTCGCCTTTGAATCGTCGATCTCAAAGCGCAATTTTTTGTCATATCTACCCTGCAAAGTTTCTGCCAGCTTCGCACGCTTTTTGAAATCTTTTGCAGTTATCCCGGCAAGAAGCGGGGTCGGGAGGGCATCCTCATCAGTAAGTAAC